TATTGTCATATATTCTCCTACTGTGTCATTTAAATTATTTATTCAACTTACAAGCGTTACAATATATAATAAAAATACAAAAGTAAATACTTTTTATACAAATAGTCAAAATAATTATGAAAATAACGGAACATCAGGAACAAGTAATGCTTATTACATGGTTTAGGCTGCAATACCCAAAATATATCATTTTTGCTATACCTAATGGTGGTGCTAGACATATAGTCACGGCAGTAAAGTTAAAAGCAGAGGGAGTATTGGCTGGCGTACCAGACTTATTCTTAATGGCTGCTAAAGGTGAATGGCACGGTATGTTTATAGAGATGAAGGCCAAGACAGGCAATGTGTCAGATAAACAGAAAGAATTTATGGCTGCCGCTAACGCCATGAACTATAAGACTATAGTTTGCTATGGATTTGATGACGCTAAAACGTCAATAATAAATTACTTGCAAGAATAATTTAGTTAGTTTAAAGTATCACCATCACTTGGCGGTGAACAACTAGTAAGCCTTAGTCAACACTCTGCTGGTACTAGCCAGTCCGCCAACGCCCTTAAAAAAGGCGAGAGTGTTGTCTAGGGCTTTTTTTATGGAGTAAACAAATGAAACTAATGCCTAAAAATTGGGAAAAATTCCAGCACTATAAACACCGCAGCCCACCTTGGATTAAATTGCATCGTGATATTTTAGATGATTTTGATTGGTGGTCATTACCTATTGCTAGCAGGGCGATAGCACCATGTCTTTGGTTGCTAGCATCATGTGAAGAAGATGGTGAGTTTGATGCAACACCAGAAAAGTTAGCTTTTAGATTTAGAATGACTGAAAAAGAAATACAATTAGCTATTAAGCCATTGATAGAAAAAGGATATTTTGTTAGTGCTAGTGACACGCTAGCAGAGTGCTATCAAGATGCTACGTCAGAGAAGAGTAAGAGTAAGAGAAAGAGTAAAGAAGATACAGAGGAGATATTTATTCCTCCAATTGATTCTAAGTTATTAAATGAATGGATATCTGTTCGTAAAAAGAAAAATGCTGTAGATATTACAGAGTTAGTTTGGAAAGGATTATTACGTGAAGCAGGTAAACTTAATTGGACACCAGAACAAGCTGTTGTATATTGCTGTGAAAAAGGATGGGTTAGTTTAGATGCTAGTTGGGTTAAGGACAGACCAAACAAACCAATGAAAGGTTATGGTTTTGTATCTGACGCACAATTTAATGATTGGCTAGAGTCCACACCTACACAAGAAAGGATTGCAAATGAATGATTCCAATAAAAAGCAGTTTTGGGGAATGTTAAATGTTGCAATGGAACTTACTAACAAACCACCATTAACAAAAGAAGCCATCCTTACTTGGTGGAATTTACTATCTAAGTACGAGTATAGCGTAGTAGAGAAAGCAGTAAGCCAATGGGTAGACAGTTCAAGCAAGCCACCAACGCCACATGACATCGCTGGACTATGCAGACCTAAAGAACCTATCTACCAAGCGTTACCACCACCAGTTAGTCATGAAGACAATAAAAAACACGCTGATAAACTAGCTTTGTTTATTCACGAAAGAATTAAGCCAAAGACTGATTACCATGCTTGGGCTAAACGAATACTACGCAATCCACAAAACTTTCCAGATACTTCAGTAGAGGCAGCACGTAAAGTTCTAGGGGATAAATATGATTCGCAATCGTAAGCATTTAGGTTGTTTTGTAAACTTCAGCAATATGCACTTTGACAAAATATCGCCTATGGATTTTGATGCTTTTATGGAGTTTAAGAATAAATTATTTATATTTATTGAAACTAAATACTTAGATGCGCCAATGCCATTTGGTCAACAACTTGCATTAGAAAGACTTTGTGATGCTTGCCAAGACGCAGGTAAAGTTTCTGTTGTGTTTATGACATCGCATAACAACAACTCTGACGAAGACAACATTGACCTTGGTAACTCAATAGTTAGTAAATACCGTTGGGAAAAACAATGGCACATACCAAAGCACAAAGTTACGTTACATGATGCTGTGCTTAAACTAAAAGAGAGATATGTATGAAGTGGGTTGAACAAGACAAGTATCACATAAGTTCTGGTGCATGGACTATAGCCAAATACTTCTCACCTGCAGGAGTTAAGTATGGTCTTAGCAAGATGAACAAAAATCTTGGTTATTACGACACGCTAGAAAAAGCTAAACGAAATGCTAAAGATTAGTTGCATATTTTATACAGCGTATATATAATAAATCCATCAACGACAGAAAGGGTTATATATGACGCACACAGAGTTAAAAGAACTACGCAGCAAAACAGGTTTATCACAAAAAGAGTTTGGAGTTAAGTTGTTTAAGACTAGGGATAGCATTGCTAAATACGAGTCTGGCAAGTTTACGATTCCTGCTTACATGGATATTTTAGTTAAGGCTGTGTTTAGTGACTAAAATTAATAATTTATGATTTTATTTCCAAACAAAAAATATGATGTAATTTATGCAGACCCACCTTGGTCTTATTATAACGATTCTGATGCAAATGTTAATTGCACTACTGTAAAAGGAATGAGAAGACCACCTTACTCAGTAATGTCTTCTAAAAGCATAAAATTATTGCCTGTTAAAAATATAGCAAAAGAAAATGCAATTTTATTGATTTGGACAACAGATTATCATTTGGAAAAATGTATAGAAGTAATAAATGCTTGGGGATTTACATATAAAACTGTAGGATTTTGTTGGTCAAAAAGAAATAAAAACAACACTCCAGTTACTTTTATGGGGGCTTATACCATGAAAAGTGGAGTTGAATTATGTTTGTTGGCAACAAAAGGTAAAAATGCTAGAAAATTATTAAAAAAACACAATGTTCGTGCTTATATTGAAAGCGAAAGACAGCATCATTCTAAAAAACCTGATGAAATTAGAAATAGAATCAATGAATTATTTGGTGATGTTTCTAAAATAGAATTATTTGCTAGAAATAAATATGAAAATTGGGATTCGTGGGGAAATGAAATTTAAAATTTATTAAGAAAACAAAATATATGACTGAGATTACATGTAATGAATTTATAAAGCGCATGAAGGCTGCTGGGTTCACAGGTAAGTTTCGTGCAACAGACGGAACTAGAGTATTTACTGGTGAAATTAAGTCAGAAAAAATTGAAACGGTGGTAGTGGCTACATCTCAAGAGTCACGTAGAAAGATAAAGGATATGTTTCATGGAAGTTAAATCATTCAATATTAGCAGCAGTAACTTGCCTTATTTGTTTGAAAAGATTAAGGCACTAGATTTATCGCTTGGCTACGTATGTAACGTAACAGTCAAATCACACACACGTAACCTAGAACAAAACGCTAGATTATGGAAGCTGTACGGTGCGATTGGCGATTACATTGGCGAATCACCTGACAAAATCCATGAATTAATGGGTTGGAAGTTCTTACGCAGCCAGTCTGTAGTCAATGGCGAAACAATTGAAGTCATTAAGAGTACGACCAAATTATCTACAGCAGAGATGGCTGATTACCAACGTCACGTAGAAATATGGGCTGGTAGTATTGGATTTGTGTTTAATGACCAAGGCTGAGAAACAATACCTTAACCGTGTTGCAGAACTTGGCTGCATTATTTGTCGTATGCCAGCAGAGATACATCACCTACGCACAGGAATGGGTCTAGGAATGAGAAACGATTATAAGAACGCAATACCACTATGTCCAACGCATCATCGGACTGGTGGACACGGAGTAGCTTACCACGCAGGTCGGTTAGCATTTGAGGCCCAATTTGGGTCAGAAATAGAATTATTAGAGAAAGTGAGAAGTTTATTATGATAGTTTTTCGTAAGAAAGTAGACGCATGGGTGGTGACAGCTAGAGATTCAGATTGCCAGATTGTTCACATCGGCGATTATAAGACACAAGACGAAGCCAAGACGGCAGAACAAGCATATAGAGATAAGAAGTTAGCAGAGTCATACGCAAAGCAAGAAACAAAGCTAGACAGACTAGCAAAAGAGATGGTTGCTAGATATAACGTCTACCTAGAGTTTTGTGTACTGCCCAAGACTTTAACTGACATGAAGCAACATTTAGATGCTGATAAAAATACTGCGTCTAATACAATTAAAAGTTTAATGGCTCGTGGTTATTTAAAAAGCATTGTTATTAGCGATACCAGTACACGCAAGTATTATAGCTTTGTCACTATCAAGCTAATGAGTTACGAAGAAGCATTAGAATACGTATCACCAAGAAAATACAAAACCAAGGCTAGTGAAAATGAAGCAACAATTCCTGGTGCAAGGGTAATTAACTTTGATGACAACAAATTGACCAAGCTATACATGAGTCAACGTGCAATAGACAGGGCCAGCATGAAGTCACCTAAGAACTATGTAAGCGGTTCAACAATGTCAGCGAGTGACTGGTAATGAGTGTACTAGACAAACAACACGGTGGTAGTCATTACAAAGGCTTTGCAATACAGCCAGCAGAGTTTTGCTATCGCAATAACATTCCGTACCTAGAGGCCACAGCCATTAAGTATTTATGCAGACATCGGAGTAAGAACAAGCTAGAAGACTTAAAGAAGGCTATGCACTTTATTGAGATGCTAATTGAGTTTGAGTACTCTCAAGAACCGAGCCAATAGTAAAAACCATTAAATAATAGGAACAACATGATTGATTTAAGATTGGGTGATTGCTTAGATGTAATGAAATCTATTCCTAGCGGAAGTATTGATGCAATTATTACAGACCCACCATACGGAACTACTGCTTGCAAATGGGATAGTGTCATACCTTTTGAACCTATGTGGTCAGAATTAAAGCGTATTATTAAACCTAATGGTGCAATTATATTGTTTGGAAGCGAACCATTTGCAAGCAATTTAAGAATTTCTAATATTAAAATGTATAAATACGATTGGATTTGGGAAAAGGAAAGACCAAGCAATCCAATACTAGCAAACAGGCAGGTTTTAAAATATCACGAAATGATTTGTGTATTTTATAAAAATCAATGCAATTTTTTCCCACAAATGAGAAAGCGGGAAGAAAAAAACAAAAGAAAAAACAAACCAAGAAAATTTATAAGTAATGTTAATAATAATGTTCCTAATTCAGATGGAATGAATCAAACAGGAATGAATGATTTTATTAAGCCAAAGTCAATTTTAAAAGTAAATATGGAAAGAGGATTGCATCCAACACAAAAACCAGTTGCACTTATTGAATATCTTGTTAAAACTTATACGCAAGAAAACGAAACTGTTTTAGATTTTACAATGGGTAGTGGAACAACTGGAGTTGCCTGTAAAAACTTGAATCGTAATTTTATAGGCATTGAGTTAGATGAAAACTATTTTAATATAGCAAAAGCACGTATTGGTGATATATTGACGCAAAGTAAAGGATATGATATAGTCACGTAAAGATTTATAGTAGTGCGATTTTGCATTACTTTTTTATTCCGGCGACAGTACATCGCTAGAAAGCAATCATTGCCCCTCAGACGTGATAGGGTAGACTCCGAGGTAGTCTAGTTGCGAGAACCTCCTACTTTTTTAAGGATAGTTATGGGCTTATTGGACATTAAAGAAGGTATCGTATCTGTTAAAGAGAACGACGCAAATACAGAAAATGCCATTAAAAACTATTCTCTTGGGCCATTAAACCCAGACTTACCTAACAAAGAATACTGGTCAAAGATGGCCAAGGCATTCAGAATCACTCCAGACGAAGCTAAACGTCAACGCTGCGGCAATTGCAGTTACTACGAAAACACACCATCAATGCTTGAGATGATGGAAGAAATCCCATTAAACAAATACGACCTATACGATGGTCAAGCCCAACGTGG